ACTTGTAGGAACGATTGGTCATAATTTTGATTCTATGGAGATTTGTTATTTATTGCTTCAAGATTTTCTNTTGAGCAAGTTGTTTCTTTATTGATAGCTGACGTAGGATTCTATAAACAATTTACAGAATCTTTATTAATGTTTATCATTTTGAAAATTTGGATATTATATTTTTTAATAGCTTGTTTGAGTATCTTACCAGACCCAAAATAACCATCATCAAGATTGTCTGTTTTGTGAACTCCAATATAAAATTTTTGATTTATTAAATTTTTTGTTTTATAAACAAAATAATAAATAGTTTCGCTGGACATAATAGCTCCTTGAGTTGTTGTAGAGATGTCTAGAGTAGGTGGGGATTCGCATTCCCGTGACCTACGATTATATTTATTAAATTACCCATTTAGGGCTAATCCGAGAGTACTCGCAATTGAAAGATTTTAGGATGAGCAATCAGATTGGCGACTGAAACGGTCTTGAAAACCGTCGAGGCTTAGTAGGCCCTTGTGAGTTCGACTCTCACCTCATCCGCACAACAATGGACCGTTCGACTTCTGGTTGAGGTCACTAGCCTTTCACGCTAGTCAGGTTGGGTTCGAATCCCACACGGTCTGCCCGTAATAATGCGGCATTAGCTCAGTTGGTAGAGCATCTGATTTCCAATCAGAATGTCGTCAGTTCGAGGCTGACATGTCGCTCAGATCAATTCCCCGTAAGCAAACTAGGTGTGGGCAGTGGATTGTTAATCCATGAAGCTTGGTTCGAAACCAAGACGGGGAGCCACATTTAATCGCGCGGTAGTGAAACGGCATCACAGAGGTCTCATAAGCCTCAGTTGGAGGTTCAACTCCTCCCTGCGCAACCATTATCAAAATCTCTCGTTCGCCTAGTCTGGTATGGCACTTCATTTGGGATGAAGCATAACGTAGGTTCGAATCCTACACGAGAGACCATCGGGAGTATAGCTCAGCTGGCAGAGCACAGCGCTTTTAACGCTTAGGTCCTAGGTTCGAACCCTAGTGCTCCCACCAATAAATAGCCAATGTCTAATAGCATTGGATTTCGCATGAAGTTAATAATCGCCATTTTGGCGTTTTTTGCATTTAGCCCATCTCTGGCCCAAAATCAGTTTACACGGACAGACAACTGTGGTACCATTGAACAAATGTCATTGCGTCACTATGATCGTCAGGAAACTATCGTGATGGTTAGCAAAGATGCAACCGTCTACATTGGATCGCATGAAGTGGATGGTGATCTGATTTTGTCGACATCTTCAGATGAATCATTTTCAATTTTCATTGTATCAAATGATCGTGATGAAGCATGTCTCATTGCGGCTGGAACCAATTCGGAAGTTGCCCCACAATAACATGTTGACATTTGCAGACATTCGTTGGTTGATTCTTCCTCAGTCTGTGATGGAAATGGCCAACATGCGACCCAGTAGAACTGGACTGGTTGCAACTGTTCATGTGATGAGTAAAGGTGGTGCCAAACATGGTCCACGCGTCAAGGTGTCCAACATTGCAGGAACATTTCATCACCAAGATAATTTCACGGTAACAGTAGAACATGAACCGAGAGTCGTTGGAACGTGCAAGCTCAAGAAAGAACACCTTGAGTCAATCGTTGACTGGGTGAAATTGAACCATGATCATCTGCATAAAGTCTGGCATCATGGAGATGACATGGATCTAGAAGATGTCGCGAATGGGTTTAAGAAAATTTCATGATGAATGGTGACTTATAATGACTGATAAGAATGATTCTCTTGGTGATCGCATGAAAATGTACGAGTCAACGACCACGTCTCGTACAATCTTTAAGGGTCAGCCAATCGTTGCTCGACTAGATGGCAAGTCGTTTCATACGTTTACGCGAGGTCTTGCGCGGCCTTATGATGAACGACTAAAGAATCTCATGGTAGCAACGATGCGTACCTTGATGGTGAAGAAGAAATTGTGCTTGAGAGCCCATATGAATCTGTGACACTGATGTACCGAGCCGGATACTGGAACATTATTTCACATGTAATTTAAAAGTTGTTTACTTTCTCGATTGTCGTGTTATAATAAATCTATCGACTCATGGAGCAATTCGAAATGTTCAAGACCTGTGAAGAGATCAGTACTACAGAACGCATGCGACAAACTCTGAAGCCACGTGGATCAGCGAACATGACTCGTCTTCACATGGACAATAACTTTGTAAACTATGATTTCGTGCTCAAGTGTATTGATGAGTTAGAGAAGATGCCATTTAAAGTCGCTCTTGGCGACCGGCCATCTAATCTTGAAAGGTTAGCGTGCATGCTTCTAATGGACAGCGCTTACATTTCTAATAGCGCTTTGCCCACAGAATCTTAAACGGAGAAAATAATGAAGCCCCGCAATCATGTAGTTCTCGCACTTCTGCGCAGTAAACGCAAGTCAGGTGCACATGGCAAGACGAAGAAAGCCGAACGTCGCGCTGATAAAATTAAATTGCAAAAAGAAGAAATTTAGTTGTTTACTTTCTCGTTTGACGTGTTATAATAACTCTATCAACAACAGGAAGTTAATCATGCTTAATCAAGTCTACACCACTGGCGCACAAATTGACACCAACACCTGGGACGTCTTTGTGACCAATGACTTTGGCGCTCTTGTTGAAGTTGGATTCGATGGGCTTGCGATTTATCATCCTCGCCTTGATATGGATATGTAAAGTCACAGCTGAGTCGATCACTCGGCGGAAAAGGTGTTGTTAGCCCGTGGCACTAGTGATAAGAAGTTAGTGTAGATTCAATTGATCGTGAATGGACTACGCAAACGGGTGAAGATTTCGGGCGAGCAAAGCGGAATGCTGGTGTTTTCTGTACAATGATTTGAGTGAATGTGTTGCTAGCGCCTATTCACAATTGCATTTCATTGTGTCGTGCACGACATGTTGGTTCGAATCCAACCTCGCCCAGTCACTATTTTATGAAATGAGGTATAAAATGACGACTGAAAATGAACAAATGATGACCATTCGCATTCAGGTGCTGAAACTGGCGATGGAATTTGTGCAATTTCAACATGCAGCAAACTGGAGTAATCATACACAAATGACTGGTTCTACTGCACGAATTCGAGTAAGTAATGAACTTATGCTAACGCCGGATACAAACACTGTGTTGAATGTAGCAAAGGAAATGTATGCATTTGTTGAACGCGGTGCATAGATAGTTTACGAGTGAATGCGCAGGCTGATGCGCAGGTACTTACCTACTGTTGAGCGGTGGAGAGCCATTCCACAAAAGTGGGCACAGAATGGTTCGGGGGCTATAAGTCGGCCATATACCCGAAAAGTTGCCGCATGGCAAAGCCTGAGAAGGACGGTTATCTCGCTCAGGTTGAGACTCGACAAGCCGGAGATCAGCACCGGCCACTCTTTTCATTATGTCGGATGATTGTTATGTTCATTGAAAACGTCTCTCTTGAAAATGTCAGGCGCGGTTACCACTTCGATCCCGGTGAGAATTCTATGCTCATTCAGATCGTTGACCCTGACATGGATTTTCCACAACCGTTGTATAACTTCAAAGAAATTCATCAATTTAAGTTTCTTGATCTTGAAGAAGATGATGAAGCGCATGAAGATCTGAAGATCACCAATGAACAAGCCAAAACTCTTGTAACACTTCTTCAGCATGCATATGACAATTGCATGAATGTCATCGTTCATTGTCACGCTGGGGTTTGTCGATCGGGCGCTGTTGCTGAAGTTGGTGTCGCTCTTGGGTTTGAAGACACTCATGTTTTTCGAGCACCTAATTTGCTAGTTAAGCATAAGATGATGAAAGCACTTGAAATGTGTGATGATTAAATAGAACATCTGCTCAAGGAGATTACGATGTTCAAACTTTCACCAACCTACTATTTGGGTAAAGCCGTGAATGCTAAAGACTACCTGACATATTCACAGGCGTGGCTCAACTATTGGAAAACGACTCAGCTTCAGGCTATGTTTATTTGTGACAAAGCCTTCGCTGAGACTGAACAATTTTGTAAGTCATTTTTTGAGAGGAAATTATGAAACAGCTTATTGGTGAGTACTATGGAGATGGAAATCAACGAACTGCACGAATGTTCGTTGATGATGTTGGAATTGTTTCAGTTGAATGTTGGGATGGTAAACAACTGATCACCGAAAAATCGACGTTCAATAAGAATGAGCAGTCTTCGTATGAAGACTTTGCTGATGATTTTGTTCGTCAAATCATCTAAGAAATTGTTGTAAAACCATCAATGTGAATGATTTCTGGACACGGCTATCGTATGCCGTCAGGTCCACCAAAAAGAGCTCTCGTGCTAGCCGTGGGATAACGAAAGTAGAGTTCTTTCTAATGGGCCTGAAAGGTTTCGACAGGGATAGTTAACAAAGATGGCAACACGTCAGGCGATCGACGTAAATGAAGCAAATCTATAAATGCCAATGATAGTGCATTTCTGATGGCCGCCTGAGCCATCTGAGCCTTTGCCGATTGAGCTTGGAAACAGAATCAATCGGCGCTATTTTGGAGACTTCATTATGAATTACAACATTACACCTCTAACAATCTCGGTTCATCCATCGGGCGAAAATCCAGTTTTCTCTGAGCGTGCTACTCATATTTCTATTGAAGACCTCGCAGGCGGTCCATTTCTAACAATTTCGCAAAGTCGAGATGACACAGAAAATGGCAAAATCCTCCTCGAGTTTGATGAGTTTGAAGCAATCGTAGATGCAGTCAAGCTTCTTAAAGATGGCATGGATCCAGAAGACTTCAAATAGTTGTTTACTTTCTTGATGAACATGTTATAATAGCTTCAACATCAAAATAAATTTACACTATGAACAAACTGTTTCAGCTTAAAGGTTTCATTGTCAAGTCGAAAGAAATGACTGACATCTATTGTATCGCTAAGAATGAACTCGATGCGATCACGGAATGCTCGAGGTTTGCGACGGGACTTGTTGTACAAAAAGAATATCGGCTTGGAAAGGGTTGGAACTGATCCAATTGGGCCGATAACTCACTGGTGAGAGTAGCGTCCTCATAAGACGCAGGGCGGGGATCGTAACCCCGGCGGCCCACCAAATTGTTTACATAAACACTGTGTCGTTGGCCGAATAGCTAGGCGACAGTCTGCAAAACTGTTTATAGTGGTGCAATTCCACTACGACACTCCAACAAAAGAGGTTTCATCATGAGCACTGCAATCATTGAAGTTCAAACACAAGGCGGCACTTGGATGCGGATTGGAGATTGCTCTGCTGCACCCGAGACCATCAACGCAGTGATGGTCTCCAACGCACGATCGAATCCTCAATGGAAGAAGTTTCGAGCAATCGATGCGCAAACCAAACAACTTTTAGACATGCAGTTCTTCTAACAGCGAACTCTTCAATTATAAGGTGCTCGGTTATTTTGAGCACCTTAGAGTCGTTATAGCATTGACACAAATTCACAAAGGAGTTCTAAATGTCAGATGGTGGAAAAGGCAGCAATCCACGGCCATTCTCGGTCGATCAAGACACGTTTGCCTCAAATTGGGATCGCATCTTTGGAAAGAAAGAAGAGAAAACTGAAAGTGAGCAAACCGAACATAACGATGAAAACGATTAGAATCTTTGTTGATGAATAGACCAAAACCACTTTATCTTTTCACAACGCCTGAAGTTTTAGAAACAATCCTAATGTTAGGCGCCGTGAATAGTAATGCGCTTGGATTCATTATAGTGTCGACAAATGACAATTTGTCGCGTGACGTTTGGCATAAGTTTCAAGGAAATCATTTCAGTGTCAATGATGGCTATTCTGTGCGAATTTCATTAGATGGTGATAGAATTGCACGAGACCATGATGTCAAAGTTATAGATTGCTATGTTGATGATCGCGGCAGATTATTTGACATAATCGATGGTCAAATTGTTCTAAAGTCAGATCAACCACTTGAATGTGCTGTAAAATCATTGGTTTTAGCGAACTACATTAAGAGAATTGATTTGGTGCATGATCGCCGTGTTTCAGATGAGCTACATCAAGCATTACTAGATAAGCTAACTCAGCTTAAGATTCCACATGAACTCAGACGAAAGTTTGTAAGTCTTGCATGCTATGATCAAGAACAAATGCATGTGAATGAAAATAAATTTGTCTTGATTTATCCCAGGGAGAATGATGATGAAATTTCACAAGGACAGAACACTACCAAGTGACAATGAAACAATCTTTGTCTTTGGTTCAAATCTAGCGGGCATTCATGGCGCTGGAGCAGCTAAGATCGCTCTGAACTTTGGGGCTAGTTATGATTATGGTGTTGGGCCTTATGGTCATTCTTATGCAATTCCGACAAAGGATCATGACATTCGGACGATGTCAATCGAACATATCATTCCTTACATCGATCGATTCAAGAAGTTCACTCATATGTTTTCACAAAAGCAATTTTTTGTGACTCGAATTGGATGTGGTCTTGCGGGATACAAAGATCATCAGATCGCACCTCTGTTTAAAGGGTGTGCTGACAATTGCAGTTTTGCAAATGAATGGAGACAATTTCTCGAATGAAAACTATTATCGCTGGAAGTCGAGGCATCACAGATTACGATGTTCTTCTTCAAGCAATTGAAGAAGCACCATTCGAGATCACATCTGTAGTCTCGGGTCGAGCCCGTGGAGCTGATACTCTTGGGGAACAATATGCGATTGAACGGGGCATTCCCCTTCATTTGTTCCCGGCTGATTGGAACGCCCATGGTCGAAAGGCTGGGCCAATGCGTAATGAACAAATGGCTGAAGTTGCCGAAGCTGTTCTGTGCATTTGGGATGGCTCTAGTCGAGGCACGCAAGACATGATCAATCGGGCAAAGAAGCGGAATCTCCCTTTATATGTTTTTATAGCCAAGGATGATTCCTCCATTCGAGATTTTATCGATTGGTGAACTACTAAATAATCGAATAATCATGGGACCTTCGGGTCCCTTTTCTTTTTGATTGTGATTGTTACACTCTTTTAGTGTACGTGGTTGACTATAAGAATTAAAATAATTCAACTCACAATCAAATCAACATAGAAGCACATGAGAGGCTCTTGGAGATCACAACACTGATCGACCATGGTAACCTATAGGCATAGCACATCAGCGTCTCGGGTGTCATTTAAAGCCTTCTGTGCTTCATGAGTGGAGTAGACATGAAACTAACAATCCTCATTGGAATACTTGCGTTGGGCAGCACACCCAGCACTATCACCGAACAAAAAATCACGCCGAACGTGCACTATGACAAGATCGCACAACACAGTCTAAACAACATTAAGACTGAAACCGTTAGGCCTTTGAACATCACTGAAAAGAACTTCAAGTGTCTAGCAAAGAACATTTATTACGAAGCTGGCGTTGAAAATTGGCATGGCAAGATCGCAGTTGCTCAAGTCACCTTGCATCGAAAGCTATTGGGCAAATGGGGCAAGTCGATGTGTGATGTGGTCTATGCTAAGAATCAGTTTAGTTGGACACTAGACAAGACTAAAGCGAATACTGTTCCAAAGGGTCCTCTTTGGGAAGCTAGTAAGAAGGCTGCCCGCGATTTCGTTGAAGGTATTCGGTTGCGTGAATTTTTCGCTGATCACTATCATGGTGACTATATCACAAAGCCAAAGTGGGCCAAATCAATGGAGCGCCACACCAAGATCGGTAAGCATATTTTCTATGTGGCATACAATAAAGAATCTAAGTGAATCTACTTAGTCTGACAACAGATCACTCCGAAGATCTTCGTGATGATATCTCGCAAAGGCGAACTTGAAATGGAAAAAATTTATCTAGCCGTCGCATACGGTGGTTCTTATGATGAATCGTGGGAAAGAATTGTTGTTGCTTCAACCAATGCTGATAAAATTCGTCGATACGTCGAAGAACAGACTGCTCGAGTTGAGCGATTGAAAGACGTTGAAATCAAAACGGATAGCTTCGCAGTAGACTATGACACGCTTCACCCGCTTGATCATTCAATTATGGAATCTTTGGTAAATCTGCCAAAGTGGCCGGCGGGAATTGATCAGCGACTAATTACTCGAGAAATGCGAGCTGAGCGCAATTCAATCCGCGCACTCAATGATGAAATTTCCACACGAAACCGCACGCGTGTAACAGAGCACACGGCCCGACGTAATGAAGCCCTTCTTGCATTTGCTATTTCCGTGGGCCTGAATCTCGATGATTTACCAGATGCCGGCGTCCTGCGAATGGCGAATGCACCCGGAATCACAAGTCTGCTTTATCGCGCCACAGACATCTCATATCGCATAGATGAAGTGGATACGATTTAGAACATGGACTATATGTTTTGACTAAAACGACCACGAACTAGTTGGTATTGTCAATTGCAAATAGTTACAGAATTGAATTAGATCGCTCCAAATCACTCTGGAGACGTTTTAGAACCTGCCGAATGGTAACATATGGCGTATGAATAGAATGTCTCCTGAAGCCTCTAGAGTGATCTAATGTCTCCTGAAGCCTCTAGAGTGATCTAATGTCTCCTGAGTGACTGCCCCTCCACCGCTCAACTTGTAACCCATCTTGTTACAATTCTTTTCCTTCTATACTGCATATTTGATTGTACAGAGTTTTCAGCTATTGTTATAATGGTTCTCTGTATACTATTCCATAAAAGATTCTAGAATACAAAAACCAGTATCGTGCTAAAGCACCACCGCTTGCGGTGCAAAGGAATAATCAAGAATAATCAAGACTAGACAATACCCACAAATCCAGAGAATCATCCAGAACACTTGAAATGATTATCAATTGACTTGAATGGTTAACCATTGGTGTTCTTATTCAATGTCTCCTGAGGCCTCTAGAACGTTCTGGACAATAAAAATGATTTATTGTACATGCTCATGCAATCGTGTTAAGATTGTCAGACATTAACCTTTTTATGATTAACATAGAGCGAACATTATGACTCGAGATGACGTAACAGACTTTATCAATGCACACACTCAACTTCTTGATGAGACTGCCGGTGAATACATTGACAGCATTCAAGAAGTTGAAGAGCATCTTTGGGATGTGGTCTTTAATGATGGCATGCGAGTTNGATTTGAATTCAACGGCTACAAAGATCGTGATGAAACTATCTACTACATGATGTAACCGATGTTACAATTGGTTGTTTTACAAATGTGTCCCGATGGTTTAAAATTGACTCAAACAGTTGGCAGAAAACTGATCGAATCTGCGATCATTGTTTTTGATGATCAAGCGACTGATGCTCAGGTACTTGAGACAATTGAAGGCTTTCGTTGTCATGGTCGAAAATCGCTTGGAATTGAATAGGAGTTACACAATGGCTGCAAAATTTCCGCCCACTCCAAAGGGCTTCAATGAGGGTACAAAAATGAAATCGATGAATTCTATGTTTAGCAGTAACAAGCTTTTTAGACCGCTATGTTCCGTAAGGCTGATGGCGTTGTGTGGGACCTTATGACTGGTAAAATCGGTGTGCAGACTTCCGACGGGATCGTGACGCTCGAGGGTTCGGGTGATGATGCTCAAGTGAATCTCAATCTGTTTGACGATTTTGGCTTTGCACTTCCAGCATTTGCGCAAAGCACTCCTGTTGCAAGTGTGCAAGTCGGTGACATCATCTATCGAGGTGGCAATAACAACGTTGCTTGGGTTATCTCGAAGAATGAAGACAAGGGAACATTCAAGCTCATGAAGCCCAATGGCGAGACTGTTGGTTGGACTGCACCGAAGGTTCAAATGCTTGGTTTTGAATTCGGGCGTTATGGTTCTTCGTAGTCTTGCTACGATGCTTCCCGGGGGCGACAAGGATATGGGTCAAATGCAGAATATGCTCATGCCGATGCTCATGTTTGGTGATGGCGAATTTGGTGGTGATATGATGGACAAGATGATGCCAATGATGCTCATGCAAATGATGAATGGGGGTGGGTTCTGGTCTTGGCAACATGATGCCAATGATGTTTATGATGAACATGATGAAGGGGAAGTAAGATGGGTCACGGATCTTGGACTGCACAGTCGTTTCGAGCGTATTCTGATACTACTAATTATGCATCAAAGAGCACTGCCGAAGTTTTTAGTCAGCGACAAGTGAAAGCCGCTCTCAATCCACGTGATGTTGTTCGAGAAAGTCGTGATGGTGATGATCATCCGAATTCGGTTCCGGTTATTCTAGCGCTTGACGTCACCGGGAGCATGGGAATTTATGCCCATGAGATTGCTGTGACTCATCTACCAAAGTTGATGAATGGTATCCTTGAAACTGTAACTGATCCACAAATCATGATCATGGCTGTTGATGATGTGCATGCAGACAGTCCGGCGCCGCTGCAGGTTTCGCAGTTTGAATCTGACATTCGAATTCTGGAGCAACTACGAGACGTGTATCTTGTCGCTGGTGGCGGTGGAAATCGCTCGGAGAGCTATGATCTACCTTGGTGGTTCGCCGCTAATCGGACTGTCATTGATTGTCATGAAAAACGCAATGAATATGGTTTTCTGTTCACTTTTGGTGATGAAGAAGCGCCGTATCAGAGTGTAACATCTGCGCAGTTTGCAAGTGTCTTTGGTGCTGGTCAGTATGAAACGATGGCCCCAGCTCAGATGCTACATGATGCACAAGAGAAATACCAAGTGTTTCATATTGTGATCGAACAAGGTAGCCACTATCGTCGACGTTCGAAAGAAGTTCGTGAGACGTGGACTGAGATGATGGGTTCGAATGTTCTGTTCCTTGAGGATACGACATACTTGTCTAATCTTGTTCTGGCGACGATTGAAATTGCCAATGGGAAGGATATGCAAGAAGTCATTGATGGCAGCATTTGTCCTGACATTCTTCGACACGCATTCGCCAATAGTCTGACTTAATGGCTTATCGATCCGGTTTACTTTTCCAATTGATCATGATAGAATTGCTAAATCGGATCAACATAGACTGAGGAATCTGAAAATGGCGCGAAAGTTGCATATTATTACTCGAATTGGTCATGTGTTTCGAACTGTGCTTGGGTTTTATCAACATCCATATTCCAAAGAGTGGGATCGTGTCTTGAATAAGATGCTCGATAAAGCTGATATTGGCGAAATCGATGTTACATTTGGTCGATACACTGTTCAATTTGAAAAGGATGAAATTTGGATTGGTAACAAGTTCTATGCGTATGGCTATCTGTATAGAACCTGCGCTAAGGACAGTTGGTCGAAATCTGTTTCAGATCATATGCAATTTCGTCCGAAAATGTCAACTATGCTTCGACTTGATACATTTGTGAAAGTGCATCATGAAAAAGCAGCTAAGACGTATTATGACAAACTCTTTGGTGACATTGAACGTCGACTCTCGAGTAAATGAACATGAAAGCATATGTCGTGATTGGCGCCGGATACGGCGATGAAGGCAAGGGTCTTATCGTTGATCGATTGACTCGTCGAACTAAATCGAATATCGTCTGTCGATTCAACGGCGGCGGGCAGGCTGCGCATACTGTTCAGACAGAGACCGATCGTCATGTTTTTAATACGCTGAGCGCCGGCTCGTTTGCGAATGCTGAGACGTATCTATCATCGCAGTTTATCTTCAATCCATTTCTTGTTTTTGATGAACTGCGACGATATTCGAAGATTCGTCGAAAGCCTGTGATTTATTGTCATCCTGACGCGATTGTGACCACTATCTTTGATATTGCCATGAACAATATTATTGAGATGTCACGGGGTGATAAGCGCCATGGCTCATGCGGGCTGGGGATCAATGAGACCGTTGTTCGATCGATGGATTCTAATTATCGGTTGACTGTCGGGGATCTATATAACAAGTCGGACTTGCGCGATAAACTCACTCGAATAATGACCGAATGGGTCCCTCATCGGATGCAGATTCTTGGCATAAATGACGCCCCACCTGAATATCATGCTCAGACCAATAATGTTTTGCTGAACTGTAATATCGATCAACAGGTTGATGCAATGCGTTCGATCTGTAATATGGTTATGCCAGTTTCGACAAAGCTGTCACATCTAGTCAAGGACACTGTCATCTTTGAAGGTGCTCAAGGTCTGCGCCTTGATCAGGATCTTGGACGATTTCCGCATATCACTAGGTCTTACACTGGTGTTTTTGGTGCTCTTCATGCAATGGAGATTTTTGATGTGACTGAGATTCAACCGATCTATGTCACTCGAGCATATCTCACTCGACATGGCGCAGGCCCTCTTAGGCATGAAGGTGAAATTGCATCGCTTGCTCATTTTGATGCAACGAATCGACCAAATGATTGGCAGGGAGCTCTGCGATTTGCTCCTCTAGATTTGAGTGATCTTCAACACTACATCGTCAAAGATTGGATTCGTACAACCAACCAATCAACGATCACAATGTTGCCTCCAAAGTTGGCTATCACTTGTTTGGATCAACAGAAGACAATTTTCAGTTACGATACCGCTGGTGTTGGTCGTACACATGATGATCCAAACGAGTTTGTTCGATATGTCCAAGATCGACTTGAATTTGAAGTCATGCTGACGAGCTTTGGTCCGACCGCGCAGGATGTTCGAGTGGTGTGATAAGCTGTTTACTTTTTCTGGTATCATGTTATAATAGCTTCACTGGCGGCAAACTAAGAGGATAACATGACATCGTATGAGTTCACCGAAGAGCAACTTTGTGAAATGCGGCCTGTTCATGATGCAGAAGGCCCCCGCGGTCTTTATGAATGGTTTCATGGGTCCAAACCTGATAGTGTAGAGGCAGTTGAAGACATTGCAATTGCTTTCTATAGTCAGTTTAATCGCAACGTTTATCCTCGCTACTGATAACTCGGAGTAAGAAAATGTTCAGCGTCGTCGTTGCTTATGCTGTGTTCACTTTCATGTCCATCGCCATACTATTTTGGTGTTATGAACTTTATGAATTGTGTACTAAAAGTGATCTCACCCTCAAACTTGAGGACGCTCTTGGCGTTGAAACCGAAGTTAAATGGGGCAAGATCATCGTGGGTCTTGCAATTTGGATCGCATCTGGCACCTACATCTGGGGTTGAAAAATGAGTCTAGATTTCTATTTGGAAATAGATGATAAGATTGTGTTTGACGCAAATATCACGCACAATCTGGGTAAAATGGCCGATGCAGCTAATCTCTACCGTGTGCTTTGGCGCCCCGATGAATTGGGATTCACCACCGCAAAAGAGTGCATTGATCTAATCTCTATTGGTCTAGCTGATCTTGTGCGCAACAAGGCAAAGTACAAAGCCTACGATAGTGCCAATGGTTGGGGCATCTATGAACACTTTGTGCCATTCGTAATTGATGTCCTTGCTGCTTGTAAAGAATTTCCTAACGCCAAAGTGACCGTCAGTCGGTGATAAGTAATTGATTTCAAAGGATACGAATGACAGAAACATTTAAGGTTCTCGATGATCGAGAGCATGCACTGCTACGCCCCAATATGTACATTGGTAGCGTGACGCCCGAAGCACATAGTGGCATCATCAACTATCAATATCAGACTAAGACTATTGTTCCTGGTCTTATCAAGATCATCGAAGAGATTCTTCAGAATAGCGTTGATGAATATATTCGAACCGATGGCAAGTTTGCAGATAAGATTGAAGTATCTATCGTGAACACAGTTCAGGGCGCCGAGATCACCATCTCAGACAATGGGCGAGGCATTCCAGTTAAGCTTGTTGGCGATGAATATCAACCAGTTCTAGCTTGGACTAAACTCAAAGCCGGTTCCAATTTCGATGACTCGAATCGAGTTGGGGCTGGCATGAACGGTGTTGGATCGTCACTGACTAACATTTTCTCAACTAGCTTCATTGGCACATCGTGTGATGGCGAAAAGAAGATCGTTGTCACGTGCTCTGATAACATGGCACGCGTTGACTATAAAGTCACCAAGTCAGCCCATCGAGGGACTGAGGTCAAGTTTATTCCGGACCTAGAAAAGTTCCATCTAACTGAATTCACACAAGATCATCTTGACATTATTCGAGATCGAATCACGAACCTTGCTGTCATGTTTGAAGGTATCACCTTTGTCTTTAATGGTGAGAAGATCAAGTTCAAGAACATCAAACAGATTGCTAAGAACTTTCATGAGGCTGCAATTTCTGTTCATGATGAAAACGTTGCTCTAGTCTTTGCTCCTGCTGGCGATGATGAAGAGTTTCGTTGTCTGAGTTATGTCAATAGCATCTATGTCAAGAATGGCGGTACTCACATTGACTATGTGTTATATCGAATTATTGAAGATGTTCGTGCGTTTGTCAAGAAGAAGCACAAAATTGACGTTCTTCCAAATCAAATTCGACAACACCTTCTGTTTGCGTCTTGGATTCGAAACTTTCCAAGTCCAAAATTTGACAGTCAGGCAAAGGAGCGTATCACCAACTCAACTGGTGAAATTTCGAGTGTTCTAGGTAATCTTGACTACGAAAAGATCGCTAAGCAAATCCTGAATACACCCGAGATTATTGATCCAATGATCGCTGCGATTCTCTACAAGAAAGAGCTCGCCGATCGCGCTGCGCTTGCAAAGAAACAAAAGAATGCGGCAAAAATTCGAGTCACAAACCATATTGCTGCAACAGACCCAAATCCCGAGAATCGAATGATCTGTCTTGCTGAGGGTCTTAGTGCAATTGGTAGCCTCATTAAGGTGCGTAATCCAAAGACAACGGGGGGTTATCCTCTACGAGGTAAACCTCTAAACGTTCGAGGTATGAAGCCTCTTGACATTGTCAAGAACAAAGAGATGTTTGAACTGATGAGCATCCTTGGTCTTGAAATCGGAAAGCCCGTCGAGAATCTGAACTATGGTAAGATTGCGATTTTCGCAGACAATGACACTGATGGGAATCACATTGTCGGCCTTCTCTTGAACTTCTTTAGTCTATGGCCAGAGCTTTTTGAACAGAAGCGCATCTATCGAATGCTCTCGCCTCTTTACTTTTGTACAAAGGGTAAAGACACAAAGGTCTTCTATTCAATAAATGAATTTAACGATGCCAACTTAAAGGGTTATGATATTGACTATTTCAAGGGACTCGGCTCGATGCCTGAGGAAGTTTATGATCAGTGTGTAAACAATCCACATCTGATTCAGGTCACGGCTGACGATATGAATGTGCTTGAGATGGTCTTTGGTGATAAAGCTGAGCTTCGCAAAGATTGGCTACTTAATGTGTAAGGATTTTGAATGAAGATTATTGAACGCACACTGACTGATATTGTTGACAAAGAACTGCGCGAGTTTTCAATGTACACAATTGAGAATCGAGCAATTCCATCTGCGATTGATGGGCTAAAACCCGGTGGTCGAAAGCTCGTCTATGCAATGGTAAACATATATCATGGCAAGAAGACCAAAATAGCTGAGTTGGGAGGGGCCCTATCTAGTCTCGGATTTCATCACGGAGAGGGCTCTGCGCAGTCCGCTGCAGTGACTCTAACTGCAGATTGGAATAACAATGCACCAATCTTTATTGGTCATGGTAACTTCGGCTCACGACTTGTAACTGATGCCGCAGCTCCTCGTTACATCTTTGCGTCACTCTCAGATGACTTCAAGAAGTTCTTCATTGACGAAGAGGTTGCCCCAAAGTCGAGCGATCTGGAGAATCCTGAGCCCGCGCATTATCTGCCAATCATTCCGTGGGTGCTTGTAAATGGGATCAGTGGAATTGCTGTTGGATTTAAGGCTGATATTCTGCCTCGCTCAATCAAGACTCTTGTCAAAGCGACGTCTGAATGCCTAAAGAATCCCAAGAAGTTTCTTCAGGACAATAAGCCAATTCCGCCAAGCTTTCCGCACTTTAAAGGTGAAGTTGTCCATGTTGATGGTAACCAATGGCGTACTCGAGGCATCATTGAGTATGTTGGTAAGTACACCTATAAGATCTCTGAGGTGCCAATCGGGATTGATCGAGAGGCCTACATTACATTTCTGAATGGGCTACTAGATAAGGATCTGATTCGAGACTATGATGATCTATGCTCAAAGGATGGCTTTGGGTTCATTGTCAAGGTCTCTGGTCAACAGAAGGCTGATGTTGATCTTGATCCACACAAGTACTTCAAACTCGAGAAGTCGCATACCGAGATTTTGACTACACTTGGTCATGATGGTAAGCTCAAGATCTTTGACACTGTTGCTCAACTGATTCACTATTTCGTTGAGTATCGAACTAGTAAGTTTGGCGATAAGATCGCATATGATATTGACAAGGTGGTTCATGAACTCGATGAGCTCAAAGACAAGGTGAAGTTCATCAAGTTGGTTATCAATCGAAAGGTCGATTTTCGAACTAGCACGAAGCAACAACTTCTGGACTTTGTTACGAACAACGTGACAACGCAAGAGTATGGTCGAAAGTTTATTAACATTCCACTCTATGAGTGCACACACGATGAGGTTGATAAGCTTGAGCGAAAGATCGCGGAAAAGACTGCGTATCATCAGAGTCTGTTGAAAGTGACACCGACCAGTCTTTATGCTGAAAAACTTGCGGGAATCAAAGCGTAAAACTGTTTACATTTGATGGAGTTTGGTTTATTATAGCTCCATCAAATCATGAGGTGACNAAATGTCCAAGTCGACTCACTCTGAAGCAAATCAACATGCATCGTAGAGGCGCAAGGTCATTGACTGAGTACGCCTTTTAATAAAGGTAAAGGTTATTTTTATTTCTCTGATGGTGAGACGCATAGATGGTATGCAACAATGATCTGTCGTTCTAATCTAATTGGAATGACGCTCCAAGACGTTATCAATGAGCGCACCAATCTGAGTCAAATGAGGATGTGACTATGTCAATTAAAACACGTCTTTTGAACGCAAGGAATGTCGCTCAGGGCGACGCTAAGTGCGTTCTATGTGTATGCTCGGCGGGTCTGTTGCGTTCATCGACTCTCGCTGAGATTCTTGGTGATGATCCATACTACTTCAACACTCGCTCTGTTGGGTGTAATCGTGACTACGCACTAATTCCTCTTGAGCTCGTGCATGTTGCATGGGCTGATGAGATAGTCGTGTTTGAGAAGTCTCATTATAACATTGTTCAAAATCTCATTGAGTGCCTTGAATCGTTTGCATTTGAAGAAACGCCTCGCGTACATCTGTTCTCAATTGAAGACGATTATAGTTTTCGCGATCCAGTTCTCATTGATCGTCTTCAACAACTTTCTGCATTGACATTCAGATAATAGTGTACACGCCAATGCATATGGTTTATAATGGTTTTTCTTATGGAGAACTGCAATGAACAAGGGTTTTACGCTTATTGAGATCATGATCGTTGTTGCAATTATTGGCATCATCACAGCAGTCGCAATTCCAGCAATGTCGGGCGTTAAACATCATCCAAATAGTGTAGCGCAACAGCAACAGAATCAAACAATTTCTTCATCTGCAGCAACTCAAATCAAATCTGAAAATTTCGTTCAACAATACGGTGACTAAATCATGAAACTGACTACCACTTCTCTCATTCTTGCTTCGGCCTTTGCTCTTGGTGCTTGTGGCACCAAAGTTGAAGTTCCGGCAGCACACGTTGCAAAGATCATGACCAAAGATGGTTATAAACCGGATACAATTGGGACTTCTAAGTTCCGTCTTGATCAATGTTGGGCGTATTGCGACAAGCTCGTCCTGCTTGACGCATCAGATCAGGCTGTGTCTGAGAAGATGGAGCTCTTCATGCCCGAAGATAAGCTTAATATGGCGTTTGATCTTCGTCTGACGATGATTGTCAATCCAGAAAAGTATGAAGAGCTATTTGCGCGTATTCCTCCGGCTGAGCAAAATGGTGTTGATGTTATTTCGTGGCAGAAAGCATATGTCACGTACGCTCAACAGATCGTTCGTGCAGAAGCACGTGAATTCCTAAGTGGATTCACGATTGCCGAGATTGCTAGTTCTCGTGAAGCAATCAATTCTCAACTTAGTGAACGTCTGACCAAGAGTATCAATGGTAAGACTCCGTTCCAAGTTCGCTATGTTGGTCTCGCTGACATTCAGTATCCGCAGATCATTGTCGCCGCTCAAGAAAACGCGGCTGAGCGCCGAGAGCAAATTCAACAAGAAGAAGCTCAGTTGCAAATTAGCAAAGTCACTCTTGAACGACAACTTCAAGAGCAACGACTTCAACGGGCAATTGATGTAGAAAAAGCACAAGCAGAAGCTGAGGTTGCTCGAATTCAATCGCAGTCTCTGACCTCGCAATACATTCGATATCGTGAACTTCAGATTCTTGAGAAGCTCGCAGATAGCGAGAACAAGGTCTTTGTTCCTAGTTCGATGCTGGATTCGATCGCTGGTCAAGTTCAACTGGGCCGTCAATAACTGAGGAGAGGGGCGAAAGCCCCTTATTACTATGGACATCATGGATACATTCATCGCTTTTTTACTCATCACGCCTCTTGTCTGTTTGCCCCTTTATGTCGTAATAACACTTAAGATCTTTAAAGAAGATGTGTCGCTCTCAGATTTCCTTATCATGACTTTCATTTCAATTATTCCATTTGTCAACTTAATCACGCTATTGATTTACACATTTTATGCATACCGCCTCTATCTAAACTCCGATAGCATTATTGTGTTTAAAGCCAAAAAGTAGTGTACAACATACTTCAATTATGGTAGAATTGTTCTACGTTAATCAGTGAGACCATCATGCAAGAAATCATCGTTTATCGCAATCCGCTCGAGGCTGCTATGTGGCAAATGCTCCAGAATGGACAGATGTTTCCAATCATCGTCGGTTGTATTGCTGCGGTGTTTGGTGTGATTGCAGCAGCATGGGTCACCAACAAGATTTGGGGTAGTTTTCGAGCACCGAAATGGATTGGCAATGTTCAACTTCTCGTTGGTGCGGCTACTGGTGTTTTCACAGCTTGGTACTTTTGGATTTGATAGGACAATACGATGAATGACATTAAAGCCAACTTCAATGAAGATGCTGTTGCTCGAGTTTGTGCAAAATGGTTGACTGAGCGTAACGAACGTATCGAAAAGCAACGCGAAGAGCTAATTGTGAAAAAGATGTCTCGTCGAACCTGGTTTGGTCTTGGTCGTTATCCGACTCGAGATGAGGCGATTAAAGATCTTAAAGATTGTGGGTGTTCATCCCCAAGTCCGTGGTGGGACGTGTCAAACCGTGGTGCCTATTGGGCTGACATTTGTCGTGAAGTCCTTGAGTTGTGTATGTGCAAGGAAGCAACCAACATTTCTCTTCGTGGCGATGCTCTTGAGTTTATTGTTGAACTTTTGAATAAGGAAAATGAAAATGCTTGATTACTTCATCAATGTTGGTCTTTCATTCATGCCGTATCTTGAAACTGCTCTGTCAATATTTCTTGGTGTGTATGTCATTCCATCAATTCTGATGAAAATCGTTGGAATGAAGGTAGATGAAAAACTGAACTCCATGGTTAAGAAGGGTGCTGCGGCGGCGGTGACTGTAATTTTGATCGTCGGTCTAATCATTTCGTTTACGTCATCGGCGAATACATTCAAACTTGAGCAACATGACAAAGTTCAGCTAAATCGACAGATTGAGTCAAGAAACATGAATCGGGCCGAATTGGAAATCGTTGATCGAAATCGAAAGCCCGAAATGACATCCGATGAACGAGCAGATCGATTCAACGAAATCATCGATTATCGAAAGTAACAGTTTACACACATCTATGCATGTGTTACTATAATTTACAGTGAAAACATAGGATGACTGATCATGGGATATGACGTTCGCATTACAGAAAGCACCGCATACGTTCCTGCAGTAAATCTTTCTCGTGTCTATGAAAAGATGTGCGACACTGAAACGTCACGCATGATAATATCAAACATGGTGGATCATGGAAAGGTGGAGCGTGCATTGCTCGATGTTTTTCTTGGATGGATGTGAACTACCCCGAGACATGTAAAGATGCTCGAGACATTTTTCAAGATGCTTGGATTTTTTGACAAATTATNATGATCATGGCAATTTGCATATCATTGGTTATGATGATAAATCTGGACAAGAAGATCTATTCTTGAAGGCTATTGAAGATGATGCTGTCGGCGAAATCAAATGGCTCGGTGAAGATGGCGAAAAATGGTCTACAAAATTCTTTGGCGACGAAATTATTGATTGTGCTCCCCTGTGTCTAATCAAGAGGTGAATGCGATGGGTGGGTCTGCTCTAAAAATTGAAACTCGACGTGTCGAATCTTCTCGAGAGTTCTACGACTTGGTCAGAGAAGTCACTAACATCCTGACGCAACAGCTTGAATGGCATGTTGCGTCAATTCGTTGGTATCGACAAAAAGAATCGTTTGGTGACATGGACATTCTGGTCAACTCTAATTCAATTGGAGAGAATTGGGTTGAGACTGTTCTAGAAACATTTCAACCAAACGATCATTTCAAGAATGGGCCATGTCTATCATTTGATTACAAAGGTGTTCAAGTTNATTTAATTCTTGCTCAATCAAATTCATTTGACTTTAGTTACAACTACTTTTCTTGGAATGACTTGGGCAACTTCATTGGACGAACAGCGTATCGTCTTGGTTTCAAGTTTGGACACGACGGTCTTTGGTATGTTTTACGTGACCCACGAAGACAACACGACACTGTGATCNAAGAGATACCTCATTAGTCGTGACTTTGATAGAGTGGTCAAGTTCCTAGGTTATCGAGACCGCACCATTCCATGTCGGTTTTGACACACCCGAACAGATCTATGAGTTTGTGACGACTTCGATGCATTTCGATCCACGGCAGTTTTTCCTGGTCAATCGATCATATGCTGCTCGAGTTCGAGATAAGAAGCGCAAGATGTATACTGGAATGTTAGAATACATTCGGCTGAAGTATCCCGACATTGGCGAAGAAAGTGTACCATTGCCAATTGATCGAAATGAACACTTGATTCGAGCGTTTGCCTGGTTTCCTGACTTCAAAGCGCAGTATGATGACGCTATTGCCGAATTCAAATTGAATCAAGAGTTCAAGAAGAAATTTAATGGACTAGTGATTGGTAGTCTATTTGGTCTTGAAGGCAAAGCTCTTGGGGAGTGCATGAGCGCCCTGAGGTGGAAAATTGATAAGTATGACTTACGTCAATTTGTTATCGATTTAAACGAGCGCCAAGCAAAAGAATTCTTCATTATCTTGGATGAAGATTGATTGGTTATTGGAGGTTACTATGGAACTACAAACATTTTATAGTCTAGATGATGAGAATTATCCTTTTGATGAGTTCAAAGATCTTCTTGATCATCTACATTGCATCGGTGATCTTGTTGTTGGACGAATTTATTATGAGGCTGATTTTCGTTTCATGAATGCAACTGACATCTTCAACATCGATTCTCTGATGGAAGATTTGGATTGTCAACTTTACGATTTAGTTGGTGAGTCTGGCGATGCCGGATTGGACGCTAGTCATGAGACGATTATAGAACTTGAATCGCATATTATGCGATGGATTAATGAACATACCGACGTCGCCGACTTTCGTCGAAGCGTGGGTGAACCACGGAAGAGACAGATTCATACTGACGATATCGCACAATTTCAATTGGAGAACGAAACGCATAAATGTGCTTCTTCTGCAATTGATGACGTAATCGCTGAACGGGTCCGCCAGGTCGAAGTTGAGGGTTGGACATCTGAGCATGACGATGCACATAAACCCGGTGAATTATCCAGTGCCGCCATGGGCTATGTGCAATCTGCTGCATGCCAATTGTCTCATGATGGCCTGAAACTTGAAGGCACACCTCTTTTCTGGCCATGGGATTCATCGTGGTTTAAGCCATCCACGCCTCAGCGCGATTTGGTGAAAGCTGCTGCATTGATTCTCGCCGAGATTGAGCGTTTGGATCGGGCTGCAGCAGAGATTGGGAGGAAATGAAATGAGCGCTCGAGAGCAAAAACTTAGGCGATGGGTTGCAAGTCTGACACCTGAGCAGGCGCGTGATGCATTAATCGAAATGACGGAGATAGCCATCGATGATGAGATGGTTCATCTGTCTAACGAAACGGGAATCCCGTACTGGGATGCAACCGGTGAGCCTGTGATTGCTGAGCAGACGGAGTTTACCCACGCTAAGGCGTGGAAGCAAGAGGCTACGGTCTTACGCGCGGAACTCGACACGTTAAAGGCGCAGGAGCCAGTAGCATGGCGTGATCCAAAAAATAGTGACCCGGGACAAGGGTGCACGTATGACGTGGAAAAGCATAAGAAGTGGCCTCACATTTACACACAGGCGCTCTATGCCCATCCAATTCCATCTGAGCCCAATACACCAACAGTCAAAGCGGCTGAAGCAATGGGCTCAAAAGGTGGTCCAATTGTTGAAACCGAGCGCCTTGCATTTGAGGCTTGGATGCGCGGCCATGGCTGGTTATTGTTAGCGGAATGGACTGGCGCAGAGTACCGTAGCACATTTGAGAAAGACGGCCGCCTCGATATTTACGCGATGCGCACAAGAGAGATGTGGGCGGCCTGGAGAGATCGGGCCGCACTAACCGCAGTACAACACTCAAACACACAATAATAGTTTACTTCTTCGTGTGGTATGTTATAATAGCTTCCCATCAACGGAGAAACTGCAATGAACAACTATGTCACCGATGAAGATTATGCCATTGTTGCAAAATGGCTGAAGGTTCGCGATTAATGTGGAAATTGACAGTGAACGGCGTTGAGGTTGCTAAGTGGCATAGCGATCTTACGCTTAAAGAGCTTCCCGACATCGTACGACGATATGCGCTGCATGACGGTGAAGATTATGACCGAGCGCGAACACTCGGTTCTATGACATGGGAATGCAGCGGTACAATTGCCTTAAGGGAGATACTAGATGAAAAATAGCATTATTGTGGATGGTGTTACGTATTATCGTGAGCAGCCTGAACTCACCAAAGCAAAAGTCGCAATTGAGAAATACGAGTGGCTGACTGCCTCCATTCGTCACGTTTTAGAGGCAGCCCAGGGTCTTTATGATAACATGAAAGAAGAAGGGTTGAACTTTAGTTCGATTGAGGCTGAAGGTTATCTGCGATGCGCAAAGCAACTTAGCAATGAAATTGCAGCTATTGAAGATAATTATTAGGAGATTCATATGAAGACAATTTTTGCATTTATTCTCACACTGGTCTCGACGTTCGCTTTCGCAGAGATCAGTTCACATGACGTAAACCGAGCCGGCTTTGATAAGCTATCTGAAACTGAGAAAGCCGCAATTATTCAACAGGTTGCTCAAAAGAGCTCAGTGACATCAAGTATCATTGACGACATCACGCCCGAAAAGATCGATCGATTCGTCCAAGTTGGATCTATAATGAGTTTTTGAATTCTTCGCTCGATAAGCATCGCAAGGTCTTCGAGGTTGTTGGCGATAAGACTAAGTGTCCGGTCGAAGATGATCAACTCAGTGGTCTTGGATTTTCGTCGACTCAAGCCGATTCTGTCACCGTTCGCGTCAAAGGCGACAAGCTTCAACAAGTTTACAACATCAAATTTTAATCAAGGAGTAGATCATGAACATTTTTGAACAAGCAACTCGCCGGGCTCTTCGTTTTGAATCGTCTAAGGGTGAACTTTCTGTTGAGCAACTGTGGGATCTTCCGCTTCAGTCGCGCAATCAGTTTGACCTTGATACTGTTGCAAAGACGGTCAATCGTCAGCTGAATGATGTCACTGAGGAAAGCTTTGTTAGTACTCGAGAAAATGCAGCAAAGGCAACCCTGACGCTTAAGCTTGAACTCATTAAGCACATCATCGCAGTGAAGCTTCAAGAGGTTGATGAGGCACACAATAGGGCTAATAAGGCAAGCGAGAAAGAAAAGCTCCTGCGGCTTCTGGAAGAAAAGCAGAATGAATCTCTCCGAAGTCTGACTGCTGACGAGATCGCCGAACGACTGAAGGCGCTTGACTAATTGATAGCATGGGGACTTCGGTTCCCATTTGCTTGGAGTTATCATGAACGAAAAGATCAAAGAAATCATCGAGAATCCACCTCAGATCAATCGCTATCGAAATAACATCTGGAATGGTGATGTCGAATTTGACTACAGTGAAATTGATGTTACTGCGTTTGCGAATGCTTTGGTTAAAGCCGCAGTTGCAGCGTGCGTGGATGTGATCGAAACTCATCATATCCCAGTTGGGAATTCCGCTGCTGGTGAATTGGCGTGCGAATGGACATATGATGCTCTAGTTGAAATTCGTGATGCGATCAATGAGCGCTTAGATGAGTTCATCGATGCACAAAGTGGTATACACGCATAACAGTTGTTGTTATAATGGCTCCATCAACAGGAGATTTAAAATGAAAAAGATTTTTGCAATTGGTGTTGCCGCATTGGCTCTCACTGGCTGTGAACAAGCGGTCACTCGTAACTTTGGTGGTGACATGGCATACGAAATTCCTGCGGGCACTCAACTCGTTGGAATCACGTGGAAACAGTCGAACATGTGGGTGCTGTATTATGATCCCAATACGAAAGCTTGCACGTTCAAAGAGTCGTCACTTTATGGCGCACTTGAAGGCTCTGTCACCATCAAGAATTGCAATCCAGTTACCGTTGAGTGATTATCTATGAAAATGTATATTGCTGTATTGGATGAATTTCCTGACTACATGGTGCCAACACTGGTTGCGCATTCGGTTCTGTCGGCTCATCTGAAATTTCAAAACGATCCACTATATGATGAGTGGTTGAATACTTCGTTCAAGAAGGTTGTGCTTCGAGTGAATCAGAAGGAATTCAACAAAATCGCAGCATTGGGCAATGTTCATCTTGGTCATGAGAACAACACGCTTGATGCCAAAAAGAGTTGTGCTGTAGTCTGTCCTCGTCTGAATCAGTCTGACATTTCCGTGTTGAAATTTGCAAAACTTTGGAAACCTAAGTTGTTTGCATAATCATGAACATTCAATATATCCCAACCCCTCGCCAGTACGTCTATGATCGAGTTGTGGCGTTCCCGACTCTGTATGGTTCCTTATCATATGAAGACTCTGCTTATCGAGTCTTTGATCAGCTGTTCAATGTGATTGGCAATGGTGTCAAATGCGACACCAACCTCGAGAATGAGCTCAATCAAGTAGTCATTGTGGATCAGTATGACGCTGAAAAGTACATGACCGGTGAGGCCATCTTCTGGGGCTACGATAAAGTCGTAGAACTGTCTCCAGGCAGTTTCATGCCTGATCATGAAGAAGATGGTGCTCGAGTCATTGCACTCGACAGTGAACGACATCTTCATCCGAGCATCAAACTCTGGATTCAGTCGAATACGCAAATTGGTGACGAGCCACAATTTCGAGTTCCGTATCCGAACTTCGAAGAACGATATTCACTGATCTATAATTGCAATTTCTTAGAGCTCGGTGATGAATGGATCGATGCTGCAATTTGGTTCTATAAGAAGTCACGCGACTTCTTTGAACGCAATTCTGAGTATTATCATTATGCCTTTCCGTGTTCTAACAAACGCGAAACCGATAACCGTGTGTTCAACTTTGAAAAGCACATTGAAAAGTATAGTTCATATGAACACATCAGTGAAGCATATGAACTCGAATACACCGGCGATACTGTCGAGTTTCTGACAAAGCGTTGGCAAATTGAACTCGCACGCATTATGAAATTCATTGACGATACGATTACGCTCCTGAATTCTTGGAAAACGAAATGAAAATTCACAACATTCGACTGGGTTTTGCCACCAACAGTAGCTCTAGTCATAGCATGATCTTTGATCCGTCGATCCAGACGAGCGACGATTATGATAATTTTGGTTGGTCATTCTTCACTCTCGCTAGCAAAGAAGCTCGGCAAGAGTACCTTGCGGCAACACTATACGAAAATCTCAGTCGAGCATTCCCCGACACTCTAGTCAAAGTTATCATGAAAGGGTTGAATCTTCCGAACTTGGCACAGGCATCTTGGGGTGGATTGGAGTGTGGAATTGATCATCAATCGCTGTACAATCTGCCATTCGAATTCGGTTCAAAGACTGTGTCTGTCCAATTCTTTCAAGAGTTTCATGACTATCTGATGAGGGATGGTGTGCTAATTCTCGGGGGAAATGACAATGACGGAGATGCACATTCACTCTATGACAATAGCGCAGAACTGTCGTTTGGTGGTTGGGAGCCAGATCAAGCCCCGTACGTGTGCCGAAAAGATGGTGATTGGTGGACCCTATATTCTCCATATGATGGGCATCGAGTGACCTTCTCGTTCTTGGACAATCCGTCAACGTATGCACCCAAGACACCACTTTTGATGGATCTGAAGATCACAGACTATTGCAATCATGGTTGCGCATATTGCTATCAAGGGAGTACGACAGAAGGTCGGCACTTTGATGCGCAGCGTATCTGGTCATATGTCAATCTTCTGCGAACGGGTGGAGTGTTTGAGGTTGCAATTGGAGGTGGCGAACCAACTCAATGCCCATCATTTGACGTTTTTGTATCTCAGCTCAACGATGCAGGCATTCGAGCGAATTTTACGACAAAGAGTATCGATTGGCTAGAAGACGAGAAGCGCGCTGATAAGATCATCGCCAGCATTGGCGCATTTGCATATTCAGCTGGAGAATACAGTACTCAGACCATCGAGCGCATCTACGCTATCTTTAAATATCGTGGCTATGATCTGAAGAAGTTCACGATCCAAGTTGTTCCTGCGACCATGTCGAAAAGCTCGTTAGAACAAATCTTGAAACTGGCGCATCACCTTCGCATTCGCACAACTCTTCTTGGATTCAAAGAAACTGGACGAGGCTCCAGGTTTAAAGAAATTGCAGTGAAACGCTCTTGGAACAAGTTCAATGAGTCCGAATGGCTGGATGTTCTAATCAACCTGAATTCCAAGAAGGAGCTTGGTCAAATCAGCATTGACACCACGATGGCTTCGAAGTATGAAGGCGATCTGAAGTCGAGTGGAATTCCCGAATGGATGTACCATATTGAAGAAGGTCGTTATTCGATGTACTTGGACATGGTTGCGAATGCATACGGGCCATCTTCATATCATTTGGACAAACTTCAGAAGATCGATGGGCCTCATTCCGCTGACATTGAAGAGATGTTTAGTTCGATCGAACCCGTGTAAAGTTGTTTACTTTTCCGAGCAGCATGTTATAATGGTTCCATCAACGGAGGTTACCATGACTGCTCGGAAAATCATCAATCGCCTGAATGAAGTCTTTGTTGAATTTGATAATAAAGTTCTCGTTGACAGCAAGAAGTGGGCGGTAGAACGAGTGGTTGCGATCCGCGAATTCAAGCAATCTGATGAAGCTATGTCCCTCCGCCGAGATCAGTTTGCATATTATGAAAAGTCTTTTTGCTCTCGCGGGTCGGCTAAATCGTGGTACAACGTCATTTTAATGGCCGTCAGTATCGAGATGATCAATGAGTTGATGGAAAAGAACCATCGAGTAACGATCGAAAAGCGTAATGCTAGCATCACCAAAAAGCTTGAGAAAGTCGGAGTGACTGAAGTTATTGACGAAGAATTCGTCTATACCAAGGACGGCTTCAATGGAGTGTTTGCGGTGAATACTGATGTCGGTATTAAGCGTGTTACGATTGACACTATCTACGCAGGCGGCTACAACATTCAATGCTTGCATTTGCGAGTTCTCGTGAAGGTTAAATGATGGAGAAGATTATGCATAAGGCCGTGACTGTCGATGAGGTTCAAGTGATCCTCAATGGTGGTATCAATGATCAAATTGTCAGTGAAATCACCAATTCAATCAATAGTGCACTGACTGATCTCAGTTGGTTGAAAGAAAACGTAGACCGTCTCAGCGGCCCTGACGGCTATGAATTCAATTTTGACTATGATCTAACTGCAGCCGAGCGATCAGTCATTCACAGAGTTTATTCTGAAGCCGGTTGGCAACCTTTCATTTATCGATACCCCGGCGCACCCAATTTCACTATCATCCTTCATTCTGATATGGAGTTCTAGGAGAAAATCATGAAGCAACTTACTAAGAACCTTTTTCTTGTTTATGTCAACAATCAGCCAGCGATCCTTGATTCGAGTAACGCGCGTGTTCAAGTCGTTGAAGACTATGCGTCTACTAAACCTGCCGATTTGCTGAAGGCGTACTTCAAGCAAATTGGTCGAGCAGAAGAAACGACGCTGGTGCCTATCGTTCGATACATTCGAAACAATCTTCTTAATGAAGTCCTCACTATTGTTGCGACACTTGACTATGATGCCGGAACGATGACATACGGTTGGGCTCTATGCACGGCTAAAGATAATTTTAATCGAGCCATTGGTCGGGAAATTGCATCTCGGCGCCTTCGTGAAGAACCTATCACAATCCCATACATGGCGGATATGTCTATCTACGATAACATCAGTTATGAAGGCATGCCCATCAAACGTTAATTCTGGACACCGAAAGACATGATTGAAAAATTTATTGATCGCTCTGAGTGTCGAATTGATCGACTGAATGGATATGCTCTTTTGATTGATAATCTGAGTGGTCAGATTCTCTGGAGTTTTGATCAAGGCGTTGGTGCATGGACCGACGCACAGATTTTCTCTGTGCTAGATTTTGCCAACTGTGTATTCTCCGAAGGTATTGCTCAAGGTAAATCAGAGAAAATGCAAGAACTCCGGCGCGTTATTTTTGGTGTCGAACAATAGCGCAAAACAGTTTACAGATGGGCGTGTGAGTGTTATAATTGTCATATCAGATTACACAAGGTGTCACCATGCTTGAAGTTCAAAAGTTTCTTGTTCAATACAACGTCCCTCGGCGGGCGCTGGAAGAGCTGACTGCTCAGTTTGGAATCAAGGTTCGCCTCTATCCTGAAGATGGTCTTGTTCTTCTTGACTATGACCAGATTGAATCGCCCAAGTCTCACCCGATTGTGATCGAATGTCGTTCGCTGATCTTGGCGTGGCCCACGTTTGGAATCGTATCACGCAAGTTCCCACGATTCTTCAACTACGGCGAGGCGCCCGATTACTACCATGACTTCGACTTCAAGCGGGCGTATGTCTATGAGAAGTGTGACGGTAGTCTGATTGGCGTCTACAAGAACCTGTTCACCTCGCGATGGGAAATCTCGACTCGAGGCATGGCAAAAGCTGAAGGCCCTCATGTTTTCTATCCGAGTTTTCGCGAACTCGCGCTGAAGACACTTGGTGTTGATGAAAATGGGTTTCAACGCGTGCTTAACGAATATGCTCACGTCAACGAAACACTGATCTTCGAATGCATTGGGCCTGAGAATCGATGCGTCAAGAAATATGAAAAGCCCGAGATGGTTCTAATTGGAATTGTTAACAACGAAAATGGTCACTTTACTTCCAAGAATGAAGCGCAACTAAAGCAAGAAGTAGATCGACTTTGGCGNCACGGGTTTTCAAATGTTCGTGCGCCAAAGATTTATCCATCTGGCGATGTTGAAGATATTGCTAAGATGGTCGCTCAAATGACTGATCTTGATGAGGGTGTCGTTGCATTTGATCCAATTAGCAATAAACGCGTCAAAATCAAATCTGCCACGTATGTTGCAGCGCATAAGCTTCGTGGCAACGACCCAGTTCCGACTCGCAAGAATCTGTTGTCTGTTATCTTTGAAGGCGAAATTGATGAGCTTCTTGCATATTTTCCGGAGTTTACAAAGTACGTAGACCCAATCAAAGAAGAGATCGATGAGTTCATGACTGAGTTGGACCGTGTGTGGAAGAATTCATGTGGCATTCAATCTCAGAAAGACTTTGCTCTAGCGATCAAGGATTTCAAGGGTAAGTCGATTCTGTTCGAAGCTCGAAAGCAAAACGAAGATCCCCAGCACACTTTTGTGAAGATGGGTCTTAACATGAAACTTAAACTTTTTCAGGTGAACCAATGATAACCATTCAGCTAACGTTAGATCAAATCGATGACATCGTTGTCGAAGAACTCAAGTGTGCGTATGAAATGAACATGCATGGAAGCAAGATTGACTGTAGTGATGATGTAATTGAACCAGATTATGGGCTTCTTGAAGCGATCAAGAAGGTTCTAATGTACTACATGCTTCCAAGCGAATACGATGAATGGGAGGCCAATCTACAATGAATATCATCAAGCGACTTAAGAAGAACACTGTTGGAACCGACTATTTTGTCGGTGACATTCATGGATGCTATGATCTGCTGATGAATAGACTTGCCGAGATTAAGTTTGACACCAAGAAAGATCGCCTGATTTCAGTCGGCGATCTAGTTGATCGTGGGCCAGATTCAATAAAGTGTCTTGGCCTTCTTAATGAGACGTGGTTTCATGCCGTGATGGGCAACCACGAAGAGATGATGTATAGTGTGCTCAATCGACTATTTCCTTCATCGACGTATATAAAAAA